ATTAGCGTAAATTTTATTTTTGCTATCACTCCAACCAAACCATTGACCTTCTCCCATTTCACACAAAGCATCTTCTATATGATTTGGTCTGCCATCTTCTCTCATTTTAAGTGTCTCCCATTTTTATAAATGTGACTGAAGTATCTCCATGACTACTACTTCCCATAACTTTTAAACCATTTGCTCTATAAGAACTAAAATTTACTTTTTGATTTGATATATCTGTTACATCTAACATTACAGAAACATAACTTGATTTCCAGTATGCACCACCACTATTAGAATTTGAAGCTGGACTTCTAGCTATTCTATCATATGAAGAATTATTTGTTGTTGCTTGTATTTCTGCAATTACATAAACATGAGCTTGATTAGTTCCACCAGAATCTACCGATTGCCAACAGTAACTTAGTTGAATAAACCACTTACCTGTACTTGGAAAACTAAAATTACCACTACTTTGTGAAACACCTGTTCCTATTTGTTGAAAGTTAGTATCATTTCTTTCCCAGTTAGAAGTTAAAATTCCTCTACCAGAGCCACTATTAGAACTATCTGCTGTAATTCGCCAGTTGTCAGCTTCAGTTAAACCACCTACTCCAGTTAAACTAGCACCACTAATAGCAGGAAGATTACCAGTAAGTTTAGTTGCGTCTAAAGTTGAGTAAGCCGAAGTCGGCAAAGTTGTAAAAGCCATTATTCACTCTCCTTTGGATATTTTGTTTTGATTGATTGCACATTTGTTTTCCATGCTTCTAATCCTTTTTCTGTAATAAATTCTATTTGCGAAGCTATACTTCCATATTCTTTTTGTCTGTTAGCTACAGCGATTGCATTGTTTTCTAAAGTTGTTGCTTGGGAAGATAAAGCGTCTAGTTGTGCGTCTGTGGGTTTAGCTACACCATCTACATTCCACTCTTTGATGTATGCACCTTGACCATCATCTTGTAAAATTACTTCATTATTAAAGTTTGGTTTTCTATCTAAATATATTTTTATTTTATTTGCTAAACTTGGCATATAAACCTCTTTTTAAAATTGTTATCATGTAATTAATTTGAAACCGCTAAACCAATTTCCATATGCATATAATCTTGGAGTACCAGAATTTACATTTAGTTTACCATAAACTTCAACATAATCACCTTCACTTAAATTAAAAGTTGAAGTAACTCTTAAACATTGTTCACCACCTTCATTGTTCCACATATTAACTGAATTACCAGTTCTGTTTACTATGTTTGGTGTACTTCCATTAATATAAAAAGTTCCATAAAATAAATCTAATGTATTACTGTTGGCTATAAAATACAGTTGAGTATCAAATCTATATTTTCCTGCTTTTCCACTTGGAACTGTAAATTTATTTGAAGCAAACGCTGAATCGGTGTCAAAATCTTCTGTGTCAAAAGTAACTTTAGTAAAAGCATTATCTGATAATTCTTGATTAGAAGTTTTATAAACTAAAAATGCTGGCGTATTATCTCCACCTACAGTAGCAGAGCCACCTAAAGAAACTGCCGAGCCATTTAATGTAATACTAGAGTTAGCAAGTTTAGAGTTTGCTATACTTCCTGCCAACATATCGTTTGTAACTGTGCCACTAGAAGGTGTTTGTGTAGCTACTGCTTTTCCTAGATAAGCAATTTCTACAATATCACTTGCGACTAATGTTCCACCAAGAGTAATACGAGAAGAAGTTGTTAAAGTTAAATTTGTATAATCTTGTTTTACAAAATTCACAAAAACGATAACATCTGCTAGGGAAGAAATAGAATGATCTAAGTCCACATAGTTATTGGTACTTGATGTAATACGCTGTTTTGCCGTAGTAATAAATCCACTTTGAGGTGGGACACCTAAATAACTACTCATCTAAGCCACATCAGTTAAAAGCTGTAGTGAACAATCCAATAGTCCACTTGAACTACTAGATTGAGCCTGTACCTTATCAGAGGTATTTAGAACGATCTTAGGAACTTCTAAACTACTTCCAACAGGCAAAGGTGCATCTTTGATTATTGTAAAAGTTGCTGTTGCTGAGTTGTCATATTTCTTTATCGTTACATTTATTGCACTTGTTCCAGTATTAGACAGAGTACCTGCTATTACCATAGACTTATTACTTGCAGTAAATATATCGGTTAAAGAAGCATTTGAAATTGTGACACTAGCATCAGAAAAATTATTAGCCATGTATTTTCTCCTTAACTACCTAATGCAACTGCAAAACTAATAGCATCACCCAATGATGCTGAATTGTCTAGTTGCGTTTGTATATTTGAGGTCACTCCATTTAAGTAACCATATTCGGTATCACTAATGTTAGTGTTTGCTCCAATCTTAGTTGCCGAAATTCTATTTACATCAAGTGTTATATTTCCTGCTGATGTGACAGGTGTATTAGCGATAGTAAACTCTGAGCCAGATTGTGTAAGTCCAATGCTTGTGACTGTACCTGTGTTGCTAGGAGTTATAACTGTGTAGGTTATGTTCGTTGAGCCTAGTGATCCATCACTATCAGTAGTGCATAAAAATATTTTATTATCATTAGCTGTTCCTTGATTAACAACAACCATGCCACCAGATAATTCTGAAATTGAGTCGTGTTCTGGATCTCTACTAGCAGCACCACTTGACACAGATAAATAAAGACCATTTTCTGTTGCATCAGTTTGATCTTTTAAAAGTACACGATCTCCTGCAACTAAAGTTACACCATCTATTGTGTCTCCTGCTTCTAAACCATTAGAAATATTTACGTTTGCTGTAGAACAACACTCTGCAATAGTTCTAGTTCTTAATCCTGCTACTGCATCATCAACATATGATTTTATTGCGACATCAGAATTTGAAGAAGGACTACCAATTCCTGTAATTGAGCCTCCAGAGATAGATACAGAATTTGCACCTTGAACTGCTATTGTTCCTAAACCGAGATTTGTTCTTGAAGTTGAAGCTGAGACTAAATCAGATAAGTTAGATGCTTTAACTAATTTTGCGTCTAATTGTGTTTGTGCATCACTTGTTAATCCACCAATATATTGAAACTCTGTATCGGTTACTGATCCATCAGCAATCTTTGTAGCAGCAATTCCTGTCGCAACTTGTGTGTTGCCAACACCTGCTGTTTTAATAGAAACTGCTCCACTAGAAACACTAAAGTTATTTGTATCAAAAGATGCAATACCTTTATTTGATACTGTTGCATCTTCTCCAGAATAAGTAATTGTGCCAGAACTTTCAGCAACGTCTAAACCTTCTCCTGCTGCATAAGTAATTGTACCACCAAGAGCAGTTGCAGTTGAAGATGATCCGTCAGTTACAGTTATAGAAGAATTTGTTAAACTTGAATTAGCAATATTAGAAAGTGTGTTAGAACTTCCGTTAATAGTTTTGTTTGTTAAAGATTGGCTACCGGTTAATGTTGCAACAGTTGAGTCAATTGACATAGTGACATTGTTTCCAGATGCAGCTGAGTCAATACCTGTGCCACCAAGCAAACCTAATGTTTCACTATCAAGATCTATTGCTATAGAAGAAGAGCCATCGCTAATATCTAAATCTTGTGCAGTAACTTGACTATCAACATAAGCCTTAATACTTTGTTGTGATGCAACAGCAGTTGCACTATCGCTTGACATATCATCTTCATCTTTAAAAGCAGTACCGGAAATAGCTGTATTTAAAACAGGACTTGTGAGAGTCTTGTTTGTCATTGTGATTGTTCCACTTGTCACAAATGCTTTTACTGATTGCTGTGAAGGAGGAATAATAGCTGAGTCACTACCCATTGCATCTTCATCAACAACAGGTACACTTGGGTTAGTGTATGGAGAGCCTACATAAACATCGACTGTTGAGTCACTTCCAGAAATAGAGCCACTATCAAAAGTAAAATTAATTGTTGTGTTCGTAGAAAACGAAGAAGAAGCGACAATACCATAAATCGTGCCTGTATTACTTCCAACTATCTTAACTCTTCTATTTGCATGATAATCAGAAGTTACATCGGTTGAAGCTACTGTGACTGATGTTGAACTTGCTCTAGTAAACGTACAAGCACCATCTCTATCTCCAACAATAAACCATTCTTTATCATTTAAGTATGTTCTAATATCTGATAGTTCATTTCTAATAGCATTGTTGACGTTAGAAGGTGGCATTCCTTCTGCAATACTAATGCTGTTAATTGATGTATTGTTTGATGATGTTGTGCTGTAATTTGAGACAGTCATTATCGTACTCCTGTTGATAATTCTAATTCATTCTTCTTAATCATTTTTTCTTGATCCATTGGTGTTTGATTATTTTTAACTTCTAAAGGTGCAAAACCTAACAGAGCATTCATGTTAGCTTGTATTTGTTTAAAACTACTAGCTTTAGATATTTTTACTAATTCTTCTAAACCATTAGGACTAACAAAAGCATTAGCTAAGTCTGTTACTCTTTTATTAAAAATATTGTTTTTTAAAGTTTGCAATATTGATGCAGGTCTAGTTATATCTACATTTTCAAGTGGTATGCCTAATTGTTTCATTTGTTCAATCCACTCTTGCCTAGAAGCTGTTGGCGATCCTATTTTTGGTATCATGCCAGAGGATTTATAAACCAACATCATTTTACTAAAACCTTTCCAGGCTTGTTCTGGATTTTTACCTTGTGCAATAGCTGATCCTTTAACCATTTGTTCTGTCAGTTTGACATTCTTACCCATCATTTGATTATAAAATTTTAACCCAACGAGAGGATCATCTGCTTTAGTCATTACTTTGCTAAAGTTTTTAGCAAACAACATTTGTGATACTTCTGGAAATAAACTTTTATCTATTTTGTTTAATTCTTTGTAAAGTTTTTGTATGTTAATATAACTAACATTTTCATCAAACAACACACTTCTAATTGTATTCATGGAACGATCTAGTGAAGGTGCGTTCTTAGGATTAATTTGTCCACCAATAGATAAAGCATCATACTTATCTGCCATAAGTTTATTGGCTCTAACAGTAAACTCACTTGCTCTTTTGTAATATTCATTACTATCAAGAACTTGTTTTATAATGTTAAGTTCTGTATCTAATTTAAAGGCTTGTGCTTTGTTTCCTTCTTTACGAAGTCCATTAACAACATCTTTACCTTGATCGTAAATAGTTTTAAGGTTTGTAATATTAAGGTCACTTTTATTAGCTGTTGTTATTTTATTTAAAATATTTTCTTTAATTAAATTAACATTTGCAGTATCGCCACTTTGTATTCTTTTAACCAAGCCCTGCATATAACTACCCATAGTTTCTGTGCTAAAGTTACCTTCATCAAACTTTGCCCAACCACCATTTTTTAAATTTCTTGCTTGTTTGTTTATTGCAACAGCAATATCATCTTGTGCTTTAACAAGAGTATTAACAAAATTATCTGTTATAATTTTAGGATCAATGGCATCAATATCTACGTTGCCAAAATTATCGTTTAAATATTTTCTATTTGCATCAGATAGTTGAGGAAATCTATTTTTTGTAAAAGCACTTATAATTGCACCACCACCTTCTGTCGATGCAACATTGTCAGCTAATTGCATAACTGATTTATTATTTGTTACTCCGGCAATAGCTTCTGGTACTGTTAAGTTAATACCTTTTTGCTGTGCAAGTGTTATAATTTCTTGTACTTCTTTTAGTTGTCCATTGTTTTCTAAATCTTTTAATAATGTTTGTAATCTTTTAACATCATTAGGCTTTACCATACCAGTTGCAACGTTGCCGATAATGTCCATTGCTAAACCAATCTTCCAACCTTGACCTTCACTTACAACACCAGTCTCTTCTACTCCTTGTGCTGTTGCTCCAGATAATCCGGCAATTATAGTTGGTGCTTTTTTAAAACCAGTAAACAATCCACCACCAGTTCCATATTCAACACCTTTACCAATAATTTTTCCTGCTGATGTTTGGCTTTCATAATCAACTTTTGGCATTCCTGTTTCTAAATCTTTAGATTTACGCATGAAGTCTAATGATTGATCGTAAGAAGGTAAAAAAGGAATATCTGTTCTTTCATACTTTGCATCAGAGTCCATTAATCCAGGTATTTTTAATCCTGTGGCATCGCCTAATTTTCTTTCAATAAAAGCACCACCTTGACCTGCTAAATTATAAATTTCTTCTGGTGCTGACAGTAATCCTGCAAAACTTTTTAAAAGACCTTTATCAATACTTTTTGTTATGTCTTTAGATGTAGATACTTCTGCCATTCTAATTCCTCATGTCTGTTGTTACAGTTCTTAATTCATAACGATCATTTCCTAAATCAACCATAATTTGTGGATGACCTTCTTGGGTGTAACCAACTAACTTATAGTCTTGTGGTGTTTCTCCAAAATTATCGTAGTAGGTATTAATTTGTGTTTTTACTTGATCTAAGTCTTTTTCATTACGAACATTAAATAATAAATTGTCTGCACCTAAATCTTCAATAGCAGTATTAATAATATTATTTTCCATTTTCTTTTCAAGTGTGCCAAGAATAGAATTATCTTTTTGTATGATGTCCATATACATTTGATTCCATTCATTTTTCATTTCCACACTATTTAAACCTCTTTTGGCAGCATCTAATTCATACTGAGTTCTTTTTTTCATTATTCCAATGTTAAATTCATTGACTGCTTTTGCTAAATCTAATTGCAAAATGTTACCTTGTTTAGATCTAGATAAACCTGGAGATATCATTTCAAAATATGCCATTTCTTTGTTGGATATAGCACCTTTTGTTTTTGCAATTTGTGACATGACAAAATCCCCTGCTAATGTATAAAATGCTTCCTTATCAGATATGTCATCAACATTTACGCCAAGTTGTTTTGCCATTTGTTGTGCTTTTAATTTTAATCCACCAAAAGTTCCAAAATCACTTTCATCTAAATTTCTGATAAGTCGTGTCATATTTTCAATGTTAATGTTTTGTGTAATTGCTATATCAGTTGTTTCCTGTAATTTTTGACCAGATTTATCAAAACTTGTTGCAGCTAATTCATATACTTTAACATCGCCTTTATCCTCTGGCATTTTAATTGTAGTTGTTGATGCATTACTTTTTGCTAAATATTTTTCTATTTCTCCTGCAAATGCAATATCATATTCTGGTGTGCCAGATTTTAAACCTCTTGCTTCTAACATTGTTCTGATGTTTTGCTGTAATTGTGGAACAGATGCAGGTTTTATTTTCGCATACTCTAATGATCTATTTAAAATATCTTGTTCTTTTTGATAATTAAATTTATCCCTAGCTAATTGTGATGCTTGTGCTTGAGCCTGTGATTCATTACTTCGTTGCATTCCTCTTGATAATGCCTGACCAAAACTAACAGGAGTTTTTGAATACCCACTAGCTTCTAACAAACCTTGTGCCATTCCTTTACCTTGTGGAGAAACAAGATAGTTTAATAAATTGTTTCTAAAGTTTGGTGGTGTAGGAGTTCCACCTGTGCCTGTATTTGTACCTATTGGTTTTGCTAATCTATTACTTGGATTAATATATGTGTTCGGTCTGTTATTATCTGTGCTATTTGGTGTTGTAAGTAAATTATTTCTTTTTATTGGATCACTACTATAACCATAAATAGCACTATAATTTTTATCATTAATTGGAGCATAATTTAATGCACTAAAACTTCTTTTATTTGCTGTTCTATTTTCTAAATCTAAGGGATTAAAGATAGACATTTCTCCCAATGATCCAGAATGTTTTGTTGGTTTTTTACCATTTGGATAAATAAGGCTATTAAAACCATAAAGTTTTTCTTGTTTAGGGGATCTACCACCATAAAAAGGAGTTACCATTATAAAAATCCTCCAAGTAATCCACCTGCTGCTGCACCTAGACCACCCATGCCAAAGTTTTGACCAAGTTGATAACCTTGCATTGCACCACCAAGTAATCCTGCACCGGTGTTTCTATAAATTGGCTCAGTCTTAGTTGTTGTTTGTGCATAAGGAGATCCAATAGATGCGAGGTACTCTCTTAATTTGTAATAAGGTTTTTGTTGTTCAAAATCAAAACGAGTCATAGCATCTTGTATCTTAGCCATTTCCATCGCTTCTCTAGTTTGTCCAACACCACCTAATGCTTGTATGTCTTGATAATCAGCTTGTGCTAATTGAGGAGCTAGTTGTGTTGCTTGAAACATTCTATCTCGTTCTCTGTTGTATTGATCGCCATACACTTGATTTGCAACATTGCCTAACTCTTCTGCAAGTACACTTTGGTTAGCTGCACTACCAAGTCTACCTGCTTTAGAAAATTGTGATTGAACACCAGAAGTAACATTTCCTGCTATTTGATTATATAAAGCTGTTGAATATGGATTAGTTGATGGATCTAAATAATTACCTTGTAAGATGTTATTTATCTCTGACTGACTAGATGCAAGTAAAGGATTATTAATTGATCTAGCAGTTGCTAATTGTAAGGCTGTTTCTGTCTCTGGAGAAAAATCAGTATACGTTTGTTGTGGATAGAAGTTTGGTACTGCTGACTCGTACAAATCTTGTGCTTGGTCAAATGCTTGTGTCAAATATGGTCGTACAAATTCACTAGGCTCTGCTGATGTAGTTGTCGTGACGTTTGTTGGGTTTGATCCTTTGCTCATAATTCTTTACTCATTAAATATATATTTTGTTTAAATCCTTGTAATTTACGCAACCAACCTTTTCGCCCTGCTACCTCAATAGCTTGGCAATAATTGTTCATTGCAAATTCTTCTATTTTGTTTTGGATTGGCTCAAGCCAATTATCCATGTTGTTTCCTCCTGCGAGAACATATCGTAAGATACGTTTGCGTGGATAGTCTGCAACTTCTGTTACAACAGCACTTTCCACTTTATCATTCTCCCAACTTATAAAAAGTTGAAACTTGTTTCTAAGAATTCCATCTAATACATCTTTTGGCATATATGTATCATCAAGAGCCTTATCTATTAATGGCTCAACTTGTTGCCAAATAATATGTAAATCTTCTTTAGGAACTTGTGTAATCATCCAAGAACAACATAACCGAAAGTTTGATCGGCATTTGTTGAACTGGCATGAGTTAAAGTTGCTGTGCCATCGGCTCTTGCAGAAACAAATAAATTTGCTTTTGCAGTATTGCCATTGGCTGTTGTTGGCATGAATAGTATAATTGAGTTTGATCCTATTCGTGCATCAGTTAATGTTGTACTCGTAGCACTAGCTGTAAGTGTAACATTTCCTGTTGAGTTTAATTTACCATCTAATGTATTATTTAATACGTTAGTTATTAATCGTATATGTTGTGCTTGGTCTGGCATTGACAAAGGCACATTAAGAAATTGGTTTGTTGCCATTTATCTTTTGCCTTCTGGTTTTGTTTCTACATCAATGCCGGATAAAGTATTAAAGTTTCCAGATACTTTTACACGAAGTCGGTGGTATCTACTTGTAGATCGCATTGGGCAATCTCCACTTGTTTGTGTATCTACTGCTGTTCCAACTGTAACTGCATCTGCTTGGGAAGAACGAGTAATCGGTGTAACCGAAATAGTTGTATCTTCTCCATTTGCATCAACAATTGGTCTAGCATTTGTAACTGTACTTCTTCTTTCTTTTGCACCTTCAAACTCTGTTGAGTCTACTTCGGCATCTAAACTTGCTCCTAAAAACTTTCCAAACTTTTTGTCAGAGTTAAATGCACCAAGTCCAATAATTCCTTCATCATAAAAAAATGAGTCTAAACTTTTAGGTAATCCATCAAGATCTCCTAAAACATCTAAACTCTCTAATGTTGTAAATGCTTCTTGTGATGCACTATTCATAAAGTGCAAATCTTGACCACTACCTGTAGACCATTTATCTACGTTAAAGTTGTAACAAATTAATTTATTATTAACTGTTGAAGTTCCTAATGCTCCATCTCCTCTGTATGACCACACTACCATTGAGTTGTTAGGATCAATAGCAGAACAGACACCTTCAAAATTTGATGTCACATCATTTAAAAAAAAATCATCAACACGACCTTTTCCTATTGGTGTTAATTTTTGTCCACCTTCAAGTTTATAAAAACCATCTTGTGCTAAGAAAAATATACTATTACCAAAAGAAGCTACACTCTTTGGAGCAAATGCTCCGATGTTATCAGCTATTTTATTAAACTGAAATATAAGAGGTGTACCAACATAATCCATTCGGTAAATTGCTCTTTCCATAAAAACAATACCAAAAGACTCTCCACCAACGATTGCTTGAACTGATCCATGTGTTCCAACAATGTCTTGAAAACCAGACTGTGTTGTTTGGCTAGGTGTCCAGGTTGAACTATCATTAAGTCCAGACCATTTAACTCGTTGGTTGTAAACAGTTGATGACTCCGTTGTATAACCGGCAACAACAAAGTCTCTTATGATGGCAAGGTACTTAGCTTTAATACTAACAAGATCAGAAAAAGCACTATCAACACCTTCTTCAAACTTTTGTATATTATCAGCACCATTCGTTGCAATAATGTTTGCTCCAAACTGTGTGAATGCCCAAAAGTCTCTGCTACCTTCTGTTGTACTGTTGTTGTAACCACCTGCTTTAGATTTATCTTGAAATACAAGTGAACTATCCATTTGGTATAGTTTAGTTGTATCTCCTGCATAGTTAGTTGATCCACTTGCAGAAAAAGAAGTAAATAAACCAACAGGTGTAGTTCCTAATCCTGTTCCACTTAATGCTACAAAACGAGGAAAAGATTTGTAACCTTTAGCTAATGGAATAACGTTATCGACCTTTATTGCACCATTATTCTGATACGTTGGAAGGTCGGCTTGTAATTGACCGAACTCTATCATACAATCCTACTGGCTGACATCTGCAAAGGAGCAGAGGAAGTTCTACCTCTTTGTGCTGACTCGTTTGCTGTTTTAACTCCTTCTTTATATAAACCTGCCCATACTTGCAGTCTTTCGTCTGCCATCAAGAATGGAGAACTTTCACTCAATGCTGCATATAAATACAAATCCGGAAAGTTATTTAAAATATCATTGCTTGTATTTGTATCAGATAAAGCAGTTGGTCTTTTAAACATTCCTAGTTCTAATGTTTGTGCTGCATCTGGCATATTACCTAAATAAATTTTATCAGAAACTATTGTGTAATATGTTGGTGTTCCAGAGCCTTCGCCTTCATTATACACTCGAAAAAAATCTGGTGGAGTCATGTAAGCTAAGAACTGGTATGGATTAGATTGATACATAACATATCGCATTTCTAAATAACCAGTTGGTAACGTATAAGATTGTGTACCAGAAACAGTAGTAATAGATGTATCAACAGCTTCCATTTCACGAACACGCAAATCTCTTGCATGACGAGACTCTGCTAAATCAATAAACGTATCAAGATATGATGTTAAATCCGATCTGTTTAAATAATTTGCAATTTCTGTTTTTAAATTTGCGTAGGTGTCTAGTGCCATTATACATTTCCTTGATATACTCTAAAATGTCTGTTGTTTGGATCGTTTAACCATTTTTTAAAACGATCTTTGTCTATGATGCGACCTGCATTAGACATAATTCCTTTTTGTGCTAACTGTTGAACAACAATCAAAGGGATAGATGCGACTTTATACATTTTTGCATCTTGCATTCCTCTAACTTTATACAAATCATTCTTTGCTTCAAACTTGTTGCGTTCTAGTATGGGTTGAACATCCTGGACATCTTCAAAATGGTATTTGTTTTCTGACTCGTCAATGTGCATTTTTGTTTTAATAACATTGGTGTCATTAGGATTATCAATCCAAAGTTTTTTAGACATTATTTTTTCTTTTTACTTTTCTTTGATTTCTTTTTATCTTCATTAAATACTGGAGATTTTTTCATTTTCTTTTTTGCTCTTTTTTTCATTCCACGCATTGTTTTTTCCTCTGGTTAAAAATTAAAAAGGAGGGGTATTAATCCCCTCCTCATCCTTAAACTTATGCAGTTAAGTTAAATATTCCGTAGTTTGCATTTGGAGATCTTGCTGCAAGAGTCCACTCAGTTAAAAGTAGTTTCTTGTCGTTGTCTCCAGAAGATGCCAGATCTTTAGTTTGGAATGGTCTTAGGTAAGATACTTCCCACTTATCCATTTCCAAAATATCAACTCTGTTCGCTTGTTGATGTCTATCTGGTACGAAAGATACTTCGCCAAAGTCAGATACATATACATCGACAGCACCAATAACAGTTTTGTCATCAGCATTTTTGTATAGAGTTGCTACACCAGAAAAAGCAGATGCTAGTTGCTTGTGAGAAGCAGACATTAATACAACGTCTGGATTTCCACCAAGTTCATAACATTTTTTTAAACCTGCTTTTAGTAGTGCTTCTGTGAAAGTTCTATTTGTTCCACCTGCAATTGCAGTTGCACCAGTTCCGGCAGGGGAAGCTGATGGACTTCCATTGGTTGAAAAGTTACCTGCACTTGAAGCAGTACCTGCAATGTTTCCACCATACCAAGTACCAACAGATGCACTCTCTCTTGCAGTACCAGAAGATCCTGCTGCCTTAGCATTCTCTACTCCGATATTTGCAAATTCGATATCTCTCTTCAACTCTTTACCAAGTTTTGCTAATTGGTAAGCAAGTTCGTCTCCTCTACCTGCATTTGTTACTGCTTGGTCAGAGCCAGACACACCTACTGTTTTAGCAGAGATTTGTGTGTAGTTGTTTAGTCTTGTTGTTGCAGCTCTGCTACCTAATGCGTAGTCATCGCCTTCTTTTTGTGCATTTGCTGCTGCATTTGCTAATCCATCTGTTTGCCACTCGTGTAAAGTTTGAGCCGCAGTTCCAGATGCTGCGTTAGATATAAAAGGGGTTTCAGTTGGTGCTATATTGTAAATAACATCAGCTAGATCTTCTCTTATACCAACACGATCAAAAGTTTCTACTGTATTTGTAGGTACAGCCATAATTAACTCCTATTCGTTTAGGATCATTTCTTTTAACACCGATTGTGCATCACGAATTGATCCAGATTTTTTCAGTTTATTCATTCTGCGATCATAACGTTGTTTGTCATCGGAACTTTGGGTTACATTGGATGCGTTGGAACGAACAATGCGAGGTGCTTTTTTAACTTTATTTTGATTTAACTTTGTTTTACGAAGTTGATTATACTTGTAAGCATCTGCTAATAATAAAACTGCACGATGATCTACCATCATAGCAATTTCTTGGTCAGTATAACCACTTTCTTTTGCAAAACTTGTTAAGTTTTTAATAAACTCTGCACCTTTTTCTTTGTCTTTGTAAACTGGTAACTTCTCAGACAAGATTTGACGTTCTTTAGCAATGTACTCGTCATAAACTTTCTTTTGCTCTTGTTGTTGATCTTGAATGATACGTTGTTGTTCTTGCTGTGCAAGTTGCAACATTTCTTTACGTTTATCGGACTCTGCTTTTTTGCGAACATACTCAGCAGGATCTGTTTCGTATAGTGTTTCCCAATCCACTTGTTCTTCTTTACCCAATTGTGACTGTACTTGTTCCAATTGTTGTGCGTATTGATTGCGAGAATTTTTGACTGCGTCTAACTCTTTCGCTAAGTTATCTTGTAAAGACTCAATGTCTTTACGTTTTTCACTTAACTCCATTGTTTTCTTGGTATAGTCTGACTCCCTAGAGTAGCCTTTTCTTAATTCATCGAGGGTAACTTCTTGTCGTTCTCCATTAATGGTAACTTCATAAAGTGTCTCTTCATTTTCAGAAGTGGCTTCTATGTTATCTACTACTTCATCATCTAAATCTTCTGGTGTAAGTTCAGTAGTATCTTGTTCAAGATTACTTTCCTCAACCTCTGTTTCAGATGTTTGATGCTCTTCGTTCCTTGCAGTCTCGTTGTTTAAAAGGGTAGCGAAAGCATCTGCTGTTTCTTGCGTTGTATAAGTTGGTTTAGAAACAACAGATTCCTGTGAAGGCGTGTCTGCCATTTTATTTCTCCTTATTTGTTAATCTGTTTACTTGCTAGTTTGCCAGTTTCCATTACAGATTGTAGTTGCACCAAAAGGACATTTAACATTTTTTTCATCATGTAAATTCTTTCTCTTCCTTCTGTGTCTCTTACAGGAGAGTTAATCCATTCTTGGTCTAACTCTGCTGAAACTTTTTGTATAGCTTCCACAAATATTTCATCTTCTAATATTTGTTTTGCTCTATGACCTCGTTGTTGTTCTTTTTCTAATTCCATTATCTGTTATTTATATTTGGGTTTCTTCTATAATTTCCATCTGATTTTCTGCTATTAGATGTGTAATTTGATGGTGTTGATTGATTTAGACCAAATCTTTCAAATGGATTAACACTTGTTGCTCCAGATTTTTCTGCATCTTCTATAACTTGTTGCTCTGTCATTGCTCTTGCGTAGTTTTGTTGATCGTTAGTTCTATCTCTTTCATTCTTAGCATCTATTTGATAATTAATTTCACTTGCATCAAATTGTTGATCTCCTGTCATTAATTTATTAGCTGCTTGTGAGTTATCAATTATTTGCATAGGACTTTGTAAATTATATACTGGCTCTCCATCTTTATTGTTTGTAAAGCTATATCCAAGTTCATTTAATTTTTCTCGCATGAAATCGTTTCTTAATTGTCTGTTATTTCCAAATAATTTATCTATTCCCATTGTAAATAATCCAAAATTTGCAGGATCATTTAAAGTATATTGACCATCTTTGCCTGTCATGTAAGCACCTGCACCAGTAAGATAATTTAAAAATTCATAATCATCCATTTTTTTCATATCATCAATAGAGTAATATTCTCTAGGAGGAGCATCTGGATCATCATCTTGTTGTTCATCATAAGCTGATTTACCAAATTGTTCTATTGGTTGGCATATACCATCGACTAACATATAACCTGGAGGACAAGGATCTACCGGTGCATCAGTTGGTGGTGTCGTATCTAGTAAAGGATTTGGGTATAACGCATCTGATGGTAAACCTTGTTCTGTTCGTAAATCAAAGTTAGGATTACGAAATACATCTGTTGATGGTGTTTTTGGTGTGTTTAAATGCTCAGTAATAATATCTTGTGCAGTTTTAGATACACCAAAAGGTACAAACTCAACCATTAATTTAATCCTTGTTGTAAAATTTTAGATGCTAGTTTTTCTTTTTCCATTTCGTTTACTTTTTGCTCTTTAATAATTTGCGATGCTAATTTTTGTTCGTCTAAATTTAATTTTTGCATTTTAACGACATTGTCAGCTTCTAGTTTTTTGTTTTTAAAGTCCATGTCTGCCATTGCTTTTTGTTTTTGTAATTCTATTTGTTGTGCAGCAAGTTGCAGAGCCGGATCTTGTTTTTGTTCTTTCGGTGGCTGTGGAGTTTGTGTCTCTGGATTAATAAAGAACTGACTTGCATCTTTATAACCACTATTTTGTAAATACTTTTCTAATGTATTGTAAATAGTTTGTGGTGTAACCATGCCCATTCCACCTTGTGAAATCATTTTTTCTTGTACGTTTAAGACTTGTTGTAATACTTGTAGTCGTTGGTCTTGATTACCTGTACCTAATCCTACTTGTACTGTTACATCGTATCTGTTTGACCATTCACGAGGATTCATTGACACAAAATCTCCTCTTAGTTTAACAATACGCTCTTGATCTTGGTATTCACACACTACTTGTAAAATATTTTTAAAGATATCTTTGACTCCTTCGGCAAAACATCGTGCAATTAATTCTATGCGTTGCGTAGAAGCATTCATCATCTGATTTACCGAAGTCGCTGTTGTATGTGACTTGTTAATCGTATCTGGATTTAATCCCATTTGTTGTTTCGGTACTCCAGAACGTTGTTCTTTTAATTCTTCTATCTTGCCAAGCATTGCCAAACCATCATTAAGGAAGTTTGGAGTCTGCATTGGGGTAACTGCATTAGGCGATTTCACTCTAACGATACCACCACTTCTTGCTGTTAATAAATCATCCAAGTTCGCTTGACCATCAACAACAATTGTTCTTGCGTTGTTTTGGAAATACATATTATCAAGTGTATTTCGCAACACAGCAGTTTTTACTTGCTGTAAGTCAGCTAATAAATCATAAAAAGACAAACCAAAGAAACGAAAAGGCATTGGAATTCCAACACACATCGCAAATGGTATCATCGAGATCTCTTCGTTCTCTAAAACTGTATAATTATTATATCCACTACCACCAACAGTTATTTTTCGTAACTCAGCAATGCCATCATTATCCATATCGGCTTTCATGTAGCATTCTGTGATTTGAACAACACGCAAAGCAGGATCAACAACACTAGCATCCATGCCAGTTGTGTCATCATCGTAACTTCTACGAACAATAGC